TCGTTTAGCAGACGTATTTCTCCACCTTCTATCTTTATTCTTGATCCAGCATAACGGGCAAACATTACCCATTCCCCTTCCTTGCACCAAGGACCGTCAGCATAACGCTCTTTGTCCTTGTAACAATCTGGACCCATTTTCAAAACTAAACCACATTGCGACGCAACTTGTTGTCTCTCTAAGGTTGTTTCGGCAAGTATAACCCCACCTTTAGTTTTCTCTTTCATTTTAAAAGGTAAAACTAACATCCTCCAACCAGTCGGTTGCGGTAGTTTATTTGAATCTTCTGTTGTTAGATCTTTTTCTTTTTTGACTCCTACCAATTCTTTATTCGGTAGTTTTATTGTTGATGTCGATGACTGTTCCATGTTGCTCCTTATCTTCTAGCAGGTTAGAGAGTTCCTGTTTAGTTGCCTCTAGGGCTGTTATCTGTCCTATTATATAGTTATATTTTTCCATATTGTCAATGCCTCCGGACGTTACGGCTATTGATAATTCTTCTGTTCGTCTATGTATGTATTTAAGTAGACGATTTATTACTGTTTCTAATTGCATTTTTACCTTTCTTTGCTATCTGCACAACTTGATTTTTACCCATGACTTTAGCTCTTTGCTCCATCACTGTGAGTATTTGTATCTTTCGTGCAAATGGTTTGTTTACTTTTTTTATTTTTGCAACAGTTGCTCTTGCATCTGCAGGTGTTGCAAATTTTATCTTAACTGTATCTCTAGGATTCTCATCCGTATACAATCTTCTATCTGAACCTTTTGGTTTTTTACCTGTTCCTTTTTTAGGATCTTTCATTTAGCATTTCCATCTTCTGCGAGCCTGTCTTAGTCTTGAGTTAGGATCTGCTGCAGCTTTTGGAAATTTTTTCATTTGGCCTGCGCTTCTTGCGCAATACGACTTACGTCGATTTGCAGCTTTTGATCCTGGTTTGACCTTGCCAGTGACCGCTGTTTTTAGTTTTGAACCGGGATTTTTTCTTCTGTAGGCTTTGACACCGGCTCGAGTCATTCCTGCTCCAGACTTTGTAGGTCTGAAATTCTTTTTATTTCTTGCGGGCATTTTATCTTGTCTTCTCATTATCTTATTCCCATTCTTCTACCCATGAATCCACCCATCATAGCTTTTTTTCTTTTTGCAAATGTTGAAACATTTGTTGGTTTACCACCAACGCCTTGTGCTTTACTTCTTTTCCTTACAACGGCACTCCGCTTCTGAGAGTCTGTCATACTTGCTGCTTTTGCAGCAGGCACGCACTTTGGATACTTTCGTTTTGATCCACTTGCAGATTTTCTTCCACATTTATTGAAACCCCCACCTTTTTTCTTTGAACCTATATCGACCCAATCTTGTTTGAACCACTCTTTTAGACCAGCCATTACGAATTCTTTCCGTAAGCTCTTCCTTTACCTTTTGTGGTAAGTTTACATACAGGTCCTCCACCTTTCAGACCTTGTGCTCTTAATTTTGCAGCTGCTTCCGCAACTCCACCACCAGCTCTAGATATTCTACCACCCATAGCTTTACCTGCTGGTTTAGGTCCTTTGAAATCTTTTCTTTTTGTACCAGATGGATCTTTAATTTTACCTGCACATATTTTTGATGCATAGGCATTTGCATATGCGCTTGGGTATACTGCGAATTTTCTTTTCGCTGCTGCTTTACCTCTAGGACAGAGTTTAGTCATTATGCTCTCGCTGTTTGTTTCGCTCTTTTAAAGTCTTTTGCTTTTGGTGCACCCTTTGCATTTTTCTTTCGCATTTTTTCACCACGTTTTCTTTTTGCGTGTATGTTTGCGTATAAACCTTTTCCAGCCATTAGATAACCTTCTTTTTGTTTTTATTCTTTGTCTTAGGTATTACGCCTTTTGCCATTAAAATATCTTTTTGAGTAATTTTGCCGTCACCAGAGTGATCAGGAAATCCACCACCTTTTTTTAAACCAATTCTACCGCCCTTAGCTTTTAGGTCTCGATTATATTTTAAGTAATCTTTCATCATCTTAGATTTAGTTTCTCTACCAATTTTTTGAGCTTCGTCTTTACCAATCTTTGATTCAGCCTGCTTAGCACTTTTACCAGCTTTAGAAGTAGCATCTTTAATCATTTTAAGAGCTTTCTTTTTATATTTTGTAACCTGTTCGTTTGGTTTTTTTTTTAAAGCCGATGAAATTACATTTCTTGCATGCGTAATTGGCGATGCAACTGTCTTTGCTATTTTTCCAATAGTTCTAATTTTATTAAACATTATTTTTTTCCTCCGTTTCTAAAAACTTGTGTACCCTTTATACCAAAAATTGAGGCAACTACAAGTATCCATAAGTTAGTAAACCAAGATGGTAGGGATTGAAAGTATTCAAAGAATAATTTGACCTTTTCCATCGCTGCAGGGTCATCTGACATGACTGCCCACATTAAAACTATGATGGGCGCCGAAATTATAACAAGTACAAATTCGTCCTTATAGTCGTTTTGTCTAGCTTCTAGCAATTTGCCCTGGTATTGCTCCTCACCACGGGCCATTTTTTCAGCATGCATGAGTTGAGCGTCAGACATAGCCATTTTCGTCTTTTGACGATTAGAATATATCTTACTTCCAGCCTGCAAAGCTATTTTTGCTAAACTGAACCAAGCCATTAGTACGCCTTTGAATTTCTTTTCTTTTCAGCCAGCATTCTGTTCTGTCCACCAACTGGCATTTCAGGTTTTCCTGTGCCAATTAAGTTAAAAGCACCATCAGCTGTTGTTTTAGATCTAGGATCTACCTCAACTTGCTGGTCTTGTACTTTTACTGGCTTAATTTTATCTAATTTTTGCATTTTTGCTCCTTTTTTTACTCTTCTACCTCAATAGCAGTTATACCTTGTTTTTCACTCTTTGCAAGGCTAACTCCAGCTCTTAATTTTGCTAATTTTTCGTTCTGATCCATCTTATCTTCAGCAATATCTTTAGCTTGCATTAATTTTGCTCTGTCTAACTCTAATTTTTTCTCATCAGCCACCTTTTTACGTTCATTTTCCATCGCTCTAAGGTCAACTTCTCTTGCTTTTAGTTTTAATAGAGGGTCAGAATCAAATTGAGAAGTAATTTTCTTCTCTTCTTTCATAAATTCTTCAGTCATCTCTGCAATCAACACAGCTTTTCTTGCTTCTATCTCTTGTGTTAGGGCTTGAACCTGTGCAGCGACTTGCGGATTCATGGCAGCTTGTTGTTGCATCATCTGAACTTGTTGTAATTGTTCTCTAAACTCTAATTGTACTTGTTCATTTGCCATGATTGAGATGTGTTCTAAAATATTTTTCTGTATAGAGGCCATAACCATAGGATTATTTCTAACCATGTTTGTTGACATGAAGTTTAAGTGCGCTGTGACGTGTGCTCTATGATCTTGACCAGGAAAAGCTTGAAAAGGTTTCATACCTAAAGCCATAATGTGTTCCATACTTGGATCTAATGGTTGCACAGGTGCTGGCGGTGGTAAAATTTGATCAATATTTTTTGTACCGATCGCTTCATACATACTTCGGTATGCATTGTACATGTTATGAACTTGTGGATTTGATGTAGCTAATTGTAATTGTGTTTGAGCTAATGTAATTCTTTGTGACATAGAAAATATATTTGGATCTGCTACTGGCAGAATATCTATTCTGCTATCAAAGTCTGCTTGTTTAATTGTTCTTGCAGCACCTGGAACATCGTAAGGATATTCTGGTGGTAAGTATGTTGCAATGACAGAAGATAATAATTTAAATTCTTTTCTCATAGAGCCATATAATCTTTTGTGTATCGCTGACATAACTTTAGATCCTCTTTCAAGAAGAGCTATCGTTGTACCTACAGCTGCGTTTGACTGACCTTCACCCATCTGCATTTCAGATATGGCTGCAAATCTTTGACCTGCTTGAACCACAATACCCATTAATTGTAATAGAGTAGCTGATGGTTCTTTGTATGGTAGAGGAAAGAAAGCTTCACGTAGATTGCCACCTGGCGCATCAACATCTTTAAATTCACCTGGTTGTATTGGTGATGCTTCGTCTCTAACTCTCACACCTCTTTGTTTAAATCCTGCAGGTAAATTTGATAATGTTCCTGCATCTAATAATTGGCGGAGAGCGACTGTTGCAGTTCTACTCAATCCGCCAATCATATGTATCAATCCAAATCCGTAGAATCCTAGTCCTGGCAGAAATTTAAAGTGGACAAAATATTGGACTCTTTGTTTTTTTGGATCGTTGGGCGCATAGTTCCTTCTTATCGAAAGAACCGTTCCACTACCCTCTTCAACAGTTACGATGTAGGGTAGCTTGATACCAGTCGGCTCGCCGTCTGGACCAATGTCTTCGAAGCCTTCTAAATCTAGATCCACATGACACTCAAGAAGAGTATACATAGGGATTGGTTTTCCAGATTTTTTAGTGCCTTCTAATTCTTTTTCTTTTTTTGAAACTTCATCATTAACAACTGTGCCTGGTGGGTTAAGTTCTACATCAGAGTAAAACCCTGCAACTTGTTGTTTTCTTAAATCGTTTTCAGATATTTTAATAACGTGTATGATTGCATCTGCATCATCTAAACTATTTGCTGTGTAAGGTACGATTAAATCATCAGCAGGTACAAACTTAGATACTGCTCTACCCATCATTGAATCATAATAAATTTTTTTAAATGTAGATCCTGCTAAAGGTAAATGAAATAACATAGAATCAAACTCTGGCTCATACTCTTTCATCTGATCCATGATCTGATAGTTCATGAAATCTTTTACTCTTTGCGATTGTTGTTCTTTCGCTGGTGATGGTACACCTAAAATTTGTGTTCTTACTGGGCCGTCACTTGGTAATAACTCTTTGTATGCTGTAGCTTGAAACTGTGTAACAGCTTCTGCTAGCACAGGGTGCGTGGCACCTGAAGCTCCTTGAAACGGCTCCGTTCTATTTTCGTATTTAAATCCTAATAGGTCAAGTCCATCTGTGTAAGATTTTTCCCAATCTTTTCTGGACATCTTGTAGTCCATGTAATTTGTTTTTAATTCTGAACCTAAGGGTTCTAAAACATCGTCAGGTAAAATATCTGAAAGATTATCAAAATGAGAATCAGTGCCAGGTATGTTAATTGCACCTGGTTCAAAGTCAATCGTTGCACCACCGTCTTCTTCGGGTGTAACTTCAACGGGTTGTTGTTCTTTAATCTCTTCCTTTATCTCGACCTCTTCGCCCGGAACTTTAACCTCGGTACGAGTGTTAGGAAGTCCTTTATCTATATCTGCCATTTAAACTCCTGTAATTATCTACCACGTTTCATTAAAAAATCCAAGCCCTGTGGAGTAGGTCCTGATTCTGGTGCTGGGCCTGATGATTTACCGGCTATTTTCATAATACCACCACCTGCTGCACCAAATCTACCCATGTCTTCGATAGCTGTTTGTTCAGCAGCACTTAACGCTGGTGCTACTCTTGTGCTTCTAAATTGTTGATAAGCCTCTGGATCATCACGTTTCATTTTTTGTAGATTTTGATATTGGTTATAAAAATCTTGTGCTTGTCCAGCTGCTGCTAATCCGAATCCTACAGGCGTTAACATTCTACCAACTCTACCTAACCCTAATATTTTTTGAAGTGTAGGACTTCTTGTTATCTTTGAAATGTTTTCTCTAAATAAACCAGGAAAAGATAATTCTAAACCAGTTAAGGGATATACCACAGCGTCTGCAAAACTTTGACCTTCACCCATTTTACTAGCAACATTTGTTGCAGCAAAACCTAAACCAGAAAGAGGTGTGCCTAAAGTTCTAAAAGCTTTTCCTAAAAGTGATCTACCTGTTTTTGTTCCAACAGCCGCCGCGCCTGCACCCGCTCCTGCTGCAGTTGGTAAAACGCTTGTTGCTTCCGTGCCATCGGCTGCTATGGCCGCTCCCGTGCCACCTAAACCTACACCAAAAATTTTACCTGCTAGATCAATAACTCTTCCTTTACCAGGTAATTTTTTTGGTATCTTTACAGAATTAGTTTCTAATTCTTTTATAGAATTATTTATAAACTGATTAGCTCCTTTATATTCATCAAAATATCCAATTTTATTTAAACCGTCGTCATATTGTTTTTTGTTAATGTTGCCCGCGTTATAAGATCTAAAAAGACTGCCTGCTAAACTATTTACGTCTCTATCTAAAAGTCTGAGTTTTGTAAAAGGTTTTCCTCTAACTCCTTTAGAGTGATCAATTTCAACACTGGGCATTTTTCTTCTCCACTCATCACCAGTGCCATCAGCTTTAATATTTCTTCTATACCAATCAAGTTGTTTTCCCTTATATGTAGCGGAGTCGTATGCCGCCTTGTCTTCAAATATGGCATAAACTTCTGGAAAAATTTTACCGTATTTTAATTTACCTGCTTCTGTTGTTGTACCTAAATCATTAATTGTTCTAGCTGATTCAGGAAGAGCATTTTTTGACATCTGTCTATCTGTTAAACTTCCCTCTACATTATTAAATCCAAAAGTTTTATTTTTATAAACAAATTTCCACTCTGATGGATTTTGAACTCTTGGATCACCAATAAATTTAACAGTGGGTGTAATATTTTTACCAGCATCTTGAGCATCCTTGGCTTGTGTAAAATCTCTAAAAGCAGAATCAAATATAAACATTCCTGGATTTTTTGATCTTGCAGAATAGGTTGCTAGACCTTTTGGTCTCATTTCTGCAAACTCTTGAATGTCACCAATAGTTTGTATTCTAGATTTTTTTGTGCCAAATTTTTTTCTAAACTCATTACTATTTAAAAAACTAAAAAGTCTTTTGTTTTCTTTAATAAGTTGAGGTATTTCTGGGTCAGGACTTTCAACTGTTGAAAGTACTTTATCAATATATCTATTAGTAGCATCAAATTTTATGGCTAAATGTTTATTTAGAGAACCCCCCTCTAACTCTTGCCATTTAGTTTCTGGATTTAAGATAACGTTTTTTATATAGTTTTTTATTTTTTCTGGATTTTCTTTTGCAAATTTTAATTTCCCTAATATTGGGCCTTTTGGTCTTCCGATTTTTGATTTTAATTGATTTCTATATTTAGGATTACCTCCTGCAGCTTTAACAGCTATGGATAATCTATCTGGAGTAAATTTAAAAGAACCATCGTAGGCGTCTATTAAAGCATTAAAGTTATCTAAAAAGTTTTGACCATTCTTAGTTAATTTAAATTCTCTCTGAAATCTTTTGTCGGTAATGCCTGTGATATCATCTTTTTTACCCATAAATTGAAATGGTTCTTCTGGGTTTACCTTCTTTAACTTAACACCTAAATCATCAAATTCTCTTCTTCTGGTAGTGACTTTTTTCGACTCTTCAAATTTAATACCTGATTTAATATCTTTACTTCCCCTAACTTTATTTAAGATATGTTGAAAATTTTTACTTCCCGTAAGATTATTATCTTTATAAAATTTTTCTATTAAATCTTTTGTAACTAAAGTTCCTTTAGGAAGAGAATTAATATATTTTTTTACCTCTCTCATGGCAAATTTTTGAGCTTGATCATCTTTACCAGCATAGCTTCCTGGTTCATCGACCAAACCTCTTTTTGGTTTGTCAATCATCTCCTTAACTTCTTTCGGATTTTCTAGTGCAGGTTTTGCTTTCTCAAAGTTTTTTATTTTTCTTTTCTTAACTTCTTCTTCAGGTTTCTTTTTTGGCAGAACAGTTTTGTTTCTAACCGATCCACCTCCGTTAAAACCAGGACGAGTCAGATACTCCATCATCTGTTTGTATTCTGCAATCTTCATTATTCTCCTAGCATGTAGGCTAGACCGCCTTTAGCAAAATCTTCATAGTCACTCATGTCTACGTCAGGGCCTTCATAAACGTCTGCTCTAGAATCTGCTTCGTCTACTGCTCTTTGCCCTTTTGTATATTTTTCTTTATTAGTGCCTTTTGCAAAACCTTCTAACTTTGTAGAATTACCACCTAAAAGATCGTCTAAGTCTTTTACTTTATTGTAGTCAACATCATAATCCATCTCTCTTGGATCTCCTGTTCTAAAGTATTGAGTGTCAGCAGCTGCAAACTCTCCTTTTGTTTTTACAGCTTTACCTGTTGAATAATCAACAACTTCATATCCTGGCGGTTCATAGTCTATAACATAAGGTTCATTGTAAGCATTTTGACCTTCAACTCTAATCTTACCATCAGTTTTAACTTCTAGTTTAACACCTGGTAAATCTTTTGTTTCATATTGCATAAGATCTTGATCTACTTTTCTACCAACGCCTTTAGATATAAATCTGTCTACAAATTTAGGAAACCATGCAGGCATTGTTGTTGTAGTATTTTTTAGTTGCACAACTTTATCTGCAACCTTAGCACCTTTAAATAATTTACCTACCACAGGTAGCGATGCTAGACCCGCCATAAGTTTCATAAAGTTTCTTCGACCAGGGTTTGGTGGTTTACTACCTTCCTTAAATTGTTTTCTAAAATTTATACCTACATTAAATCTATCACTATCTGTTGGTACATTTTTAAAAGTTTGTCCAGGTATAGTTTCTCCGGTAAATCTTTCGTTCGCTCTTGATTTCATATAATCACCACCAATAGTAAATCCTGTGTTGCCTATAGGTATCTGTCCAGTAATTCCATAATTTTGATTTGTAGTTGCCATATCGACACCAGGTACAATTTGATTTTTACTATAACCACCGCCACCAAAGATTCCTACATTAACAGAACCAAACTGACCCATAGGAACTTGTGGGCTTCCAGGTATCTGTTGACCCATTGTGTATTGATCACCTTCCATTTGATTACCAGCGAATCCTGCGCCGCCACCAGAAAAACCGATACGGCCACCTTGTGCCATAGCATCTGGATCACCGTCAAAGTCTTTTAATTTATCACCAAGATCTTTTTCTTTTTTCTCTTTAAGTCTTTTAACAGCGTCTTTGTTTTGTTTATTCATTCTAGCTATCGTCTCTGCTTCTGTTTCTGTTCTCTTTCCAAAATCTAAAAACATTTGTTTCTGATCTTCCGACTGTTGTAGCACAGGATCTACATCGGGTTTTGTTTTTGTAGTCTTTGGTGCTTTACCAATATTTGTGTCTGCACCTTTACCACCTTTCATTAAAAACTCCATAATCTCTTCAGGTGACCTCATTTTTGTTTCACCTTCAATCGTAGACATGAGCCCGCCTTGTTTTGGTTTTCTATTCAACATTCTAAGTCCAGTTAAATATGAATATGCTTCGTCGTATAAATCTGTTTTTGTTTTAAAATCTAAATCACTACTATCTGCTATACCATCATCAGGTATGAGTTTTCTTTGTCTAGCGATCTCATCTGCTAAAACATCCGCGTTGTATTTTGTATCGCCTTGTGCATAGTTTGATCCACCAGCTAAATTTTCATGCGCTCGTTGAACATCCATTTTAGCACCTTCGGGTTGTTTTACTCTGGGATCTGGTCTTGTTGAAAAGAAATCTGTTTTGTCTTTGCCACCCTCAGGAAACTTAACAACTTTGTTTCTTACATCCTGCATTTCTGCAGAACCTCTTTTTAGAAAAATATCATCTATACCATCGGGAAAAAAACCCATGGCTTTTTTGTATGCATTTCTAGCAAAATTATAAATCTCATTTGCACTCTTCAAAGTTTTAGGGGCTGCATCTAAAAACTGTTTAATTTTACTATACATTATGGTTTTGGAAGTCCTTTGTAGTTTTTCATACTCTCTTCTCTCTTAGCTTTTTGTTCTGCTTTGTATTGTTTTTTATTTTTAGCTTTGGAGGAGATAACGTTTCCATACTCTTCGATATAGGGTTGTGCTCCTGTTGTTTTGATTTTTCTGTTCATCGCAGCTATTCTTTTATCTTGAAAAGATTTAACGGCTTTACCGAAACCTTTGATTGCTGCTCCGACACCTTTTATTTTATTTATTGGCATTAATAATACGTCCTTGGTTTTGGGTCTTTGGGTTCGTCAATGTAATCTTCAGGGTGACCGATCAATCCGCCCTGCCTGAAGCGCATGATAGCTTGTGTTGTAGAGTCCACAAGGTCGTCGTGATCACCGTTAGGGAATGCTGCACATTCCTCGACCACCTCCTCTGCAAATTTCTGATCTGGCGCCCATATCATTCCAGACTCAAAAAGAGGTGCAACGGCGTTTACCCTTGCATGTTTATCATTTCCTTTTGAGGGTGTAAAGTTAATAACTGGGATGTTCATCTGCCTAAGCTCGTAGGTCAGAGGTAGTCCTGATGCTTTAGCCTCGACAATAACAGACTCAGGTTTCCAATAATCATACTGCTGTAAGGCTAATCGTCTAAGTTCTGGAAACTCGTATCTGCCTTTAATAGCATCTAATAATAGTAAATTAGCTGGACTATCCTCGTTTGGATAAAAAATACCCCAGGTCGTAATCGCTGAATAGTCGGCAGTTTCTTTTTTTAAGAACGCTGTGTCGTAAGATTGTATGACGTGATGTAGAGGTGGTATATCTTCTTTGTCGTACACGTTCCACCATTCACGTTTCAAGATCGCACCTTCCTCGGACGTTGGCTGTTGCATCCACTGTGCATTCCATTTACCAACAGGCAATGAAGCTTTGACCTTTTCTAGTTCATCCAAGTTCCAATACTCTGGCCACACTGGTCCGTGGTCCATGATTGCCGGAAACTCGACCACGTGCCACTGATCA